TAGTGTGAGACTTATTAGTATGGAGAGTCCCATCAGCCATTTTATGGCTAGAACCCTTGTGCTCAGTACCGTCTCTTTTGTAGTGCTTTACACCTTTCATAACTTATACCTCTAAACGTAAAGTGTTTTCTTTCGCCTATTATTTTTTACTTGTCCGCAGCCTGTAGCTATAGACCGTTTACCTCTAGCAAGGCCACCCTCACGTAACTTAACAGTAGCAGGTTTTGTATTTTTCACTACAGTCTCTCCTTTTGATCCCGCACGTTTCTTCTTCTTAGCTGTAGCTGCTCTTTCGCTTTTACTAAGGGATTGCGCTTTTTTCCTAGGTAAACATCTATCTGGATTCTTTTTGTTTTTAGACGTTCCACATTTACCTTTAATCTTTCCGTCTGTACCAATCCTAACCCAGTCTTGGTCTACCCACTTTTTAAGATCGCCCATTACTTCTTACCCTTTGATCCCTTTGCATAGTTGGGGTCTTTGCAATACTTAGATGCAGCCATGTTCGCGTACGCGGAAGGATATGTATCAAAGGTTCGCTTTGCCCACGATTTGCCTTTGGCACATATCTTCCCGCCGGACTTGTAATACCTACGCATTATCGCATCTTACAGGCTTTACCGCCGCGAGCTTTACCGTAACCACGAACTGATTTGCCAGCACTGTACTTGGGCATTTCTGCCATGCCGCCACTCATCATCTTCTTAGTGCGCATCTTAGCTTTTTTAGATGATGCGACTCCCGCCTTTTTAGCTTTTTTAGATGATGCGACTCCCGCCTTTAACTGCTCAACTCTATTTTTCTTATTTACCCTCCCACCCGATCCTGTACGGTCGGCTAGGGAGAGTGTGTCTTGGTCAGGTCGTGCTAGCGTTGGTACTGGGGTCGGCTTTATTGCGGACTTAGCCAAAGCAGTTTTTTGAGCTTCAGTTGCAGCCTTAACCTCTTGCTTGTTGTCCATACTAGCGGCGTCTATAGCTTCTTGTCGAAGGTTTACACCCGATAAATTTTTTGAGTTTTTAGATTTTGGCACGTTATTTCTCCTATCTCATCTTACAGGCACGTACGCCTTTTTTAGCAATTCCCGCGCCACGAACCTTACCGCCGTCCTTGTACGCCTTGGCCATACCACCAGCCATCATCTTGCCTTTACCGTCAGCCGCGTAGTCGGGAACCATCTTACCGTCTTTTCCCTTTACCATGTTTAGCTTTCCGCCAGCACTCATCATTTGTTTTGACATAGAACTTCTGTCCATTTTATCTTCCTTATTTTTAGGCTTCTTAGGGGTACGTCCATCATCTTCGTACATCTCAAAAAATTTCTTTTTCCCTGTTTTTCGTGCTCCTTCAGGAGAAGAGGCTTCGTCTAACTCGGCCTGACGTGCCTTATCTTCCGCAGTGGGCAGGTTACTTATTTTCATAGCTTTTGGCACATTATTTCTCCTAGCACTTCCACCGTTTCCTAGCTTGCCGCAACCTTGAATTAGGGTCTTTAGCAGCCTTTGGAAACTTCTTCATTTGTCCGGCAGATCGGGCGCAGTATGACTTACGTCTACTAGCTCGTTTGCCAGTTGGTTTATCCTCGGTAACCGCAGTCTTTAACTTAGAGCCGGGATTATTACGCTTATACTTCTCTACACCTTTGGCGGTCATACCCGCGCCGGATTTAGTAGGGCGTTTATCACCACTACTGATGGACATACCTTTCATGCCCACTCCGCCGCCTTTCTTATAGTACTTACGCATAAAACAAAGTTATAGAAGACATGTTTACAGGAGAATAATCTACATATCCCCCATCCTTAAACAGTATCCCATCGTCAGGTATGTCAGGATATTCAGAGCTAGTAGCAGAGCCTACTGTAGCAAACTGCATACGAACACGGCCTGTAGGGCTAGTCTCTCTAAATGTAATAATACCTGCGGTACCTGTATTAACAGCATACAAACCCTGTAAGCGTAATCTACCGCCAAATATAGGGGCTGATACACTGTTAGAAGTACCTGCACTTACATTACCTGCGGGATCACCTACTGCTGTAATAGAGGTAATAGAAGTCCAGTACCCAACACTAGTGGATACACCACCGTCAGTTCCTGCGAGATTTTCTGTAGCCGCATTTCCTAGTTGGTCTAATCCAACAATGTTAAAAGAAATAGCGTCATCGTCTCCAGCGCAGGTGATAGTAATCTTTCTAGCGGCGTCAGTTACGTAAGGGCTAGCAGTCAGTGTGAGTGCTGCGTTGTTAGCTACCCCCGCCGCTGCGGATATAGCCGTTGCACTTGCTACTGCCGCAGATATAAATGTCGATTGAATGTCAGAAGAAAAAGACATAATCTACTCCTTACGGTTGGATTGCAGTGTTAAACGCCTGTGCATACATTACAGTAATACGGACAGAACCTGCGTTTGTAGCAGCGGAAGTCGTTACAGTTAAACGTAGGTCTGAAGTGCCTATATTATCCCACGCTAGAGTTCCACCACCAGAAACACCAAGTGGTTTAATACCAACAGTAGTACCTGATGCCAATGCGTTTATAAACGTATTATTTCCACCACCAACCTGACCAACACTAATGTTCGATGTAGTGTTTGCCGCTACAGCCATATCAACAATAATGTTAACAATCTTGGAATTTGCAGGGATTACGATATCCGTTTGTTTCGCTGTAAGTGCGCCAGCCGCGAGGGTGTCAGTTGTATCTTGACACATAACTACATAGCCTACGTTAGCTACGTCAGTGCCTACAGTAGTACCTGTAGTGTTTCGAATGTTGCCCGCTCGAATAGGGCCAGAAAAAGTAGTATTCGCCATTTTAAAAATCTCACATGTGAGTTAAGGCAAATCTGTCTACATGTCGTCAGTCGGGTCTGTCAGATTCACCGGATTGTTTCCCGATATAATAGAACATATCACAGTGTGTATGTTTAAGTCAAACATAAAAAAGGGGGCCGAAGCCCCCTTAGTACAACATGTTACTAAGCGATTAAGCGCCGGGTGATCCGTAGATACCTAGTGGATCAGATACGCCGAATGAATAGCGTTCACGAGCCTTGTAACGGCTGTTGCCAGTATCGAAATCAGCATCCATAGAAGTAGCCATTGGGCTACGGACGAAATGCTTCAGACCATTTGGCACGTCAGTCATCATAAACCAAGCGTCAGTGTCAGTCAGGTAATGGTTGACTGCATATCCGCCGGGGACTGCGCCGTTAGACATAATGGCGTTGATGTCGTTGTCAGCAGTTCCTACACGACCTTCAGTCTCAAGCAAACGAGTTGCAACAAACTGTAAGGAAGGTGGGATAACTAGCTTCTTAGGCTTGGCCGCGATCAAAAGACCACGCTCATCAGTGTAGCCTGCTACCTGAATGATAGCCGCTTCCAAAGAAGTTTCGTTAAGGTCAGCCGCAACAGTAGGACGGTTAGAGTTAGTTCCGCCACTAACCAAAGGGTGAGCAGTAGAACACAGAACCTGTCCATCACCAAAGGTATTACCAGCAGCGAAAGCGTTGTTCAGAATATCTGCCGCTTTAACTTGCTTGGTATATGCCATAGCGCGAGCCAGTGCTTTGGTGTAACGAGATGACAAAGAGTCATACAAGTTATCTTCAATCGCTTCTTCAGTGATTGAGAAACCCATTGCAACAGTTTCGTGCGTGTAGCGTGCAGTCCATGCTTCCTGAGCATTATCATACTCGATTGCAGAACCTTCTGACTTAGTTGGGGCAGAGCCAAAACCAGACAGTTTAGTTTCTTCTTCAAAAGAACGATCAGAGGTTTCAGTCTCGAAAATCTCTTTATGCTCTTCACCATACTTAGCGTATTCCAAACCAAACAGTGCGTTTAATCCGGGGAGTAGCTCTTTAAGTAATTGACTTCTTGAAATAGCCATCTAGTTATTCTCCTACAATGCCGGTACCAAACTGGTGGTACGGTAGGTTAAATTTAACCAAGACATCAGTCCTAGCGTCGCCAATGGTAGAACCAGCTTTAGTTACAAAACCGATTACTTTAAAAGCTCTAGATGCAGTCGCAGTAGTAGCGTCGAGTGCAACGTTAGACTTACCAGTAGCAGTGTTTACAGAAGTAGTAGCATTCTGTGCGCCAGTCAAAGGAGCATTGTGACCAAGAGCAGTCTGAGCAATAGCGCCATCAGCTTGTACTTGGAAAGTTACGCCCGAATCGACTATAACATAAGCAGTAGCGTTAGCAGTGCCTGAAGGATAGTACTGGCTAAAGATCAACTGACCTTCAGCATTGATGTACTCACAACCAACGAATACGCCTAAGCCACCAATAGTGTTGCCACCAAGGTTGTTATTAGTTGCGTCTGCGCCAGTGCCAGAAGCTAGTTGAACATAACCTGCATTGATCTCAACAAGAGAACCATAGCCGATGTTCTGAGCTACGCCAGCAGGGGTAATAAGAAAAGCGTCACGGGCACCAGCATAAGGTGTACCGTCAGCTTTACGTACGGGAATAAACCCGTATGGAGAGGCTGTAGTTGCCATTTATTTCACCTATAAATAGAGTTAAGTTATGACCCATTACCAAAGGTAACATTCGTGCGTCTGTCGTTAAACAGAGGCATACGGGGGTCGTTTTCTCGCATCAGGCCGTTGTCAACTGATTGCATTTGCGCCTTACTCTGATCGTTATAGTAAGTGTTACGCTCTTCAACCATTTCAACAGGAGCTTTACATAGCATTAAGCCACCGATTATCAAGTTGTCTTTGAACTTTTCGTTCTCAATGGACACAAGAGTAATCTCTGGGTGGTCTGTCGCTTTTACTGGCTCCCAACCTTCGCGTAGTTTTGAGGATACATTAGTGGCATCAACATTGCCTTGCGTGCTTACACGAATCCATCGAAATGCGTAGCCCGACTCGGGATTAGGAGAAGGTAATACTTCTGGTCTAGTCCAAGCCGATTTGCGGGCCGTTTTTTCACGGGTAACTTCTTCACGTTTAATTCTGTTCTCTGCCATCATACTTTCCTCATCTCTTCTGCAACCTTCTTGGCGTATAAGTCTAGGGGTACCCCAAGTTTTTTAGCTATAGCCACCTGTGTCTGCGTTAATCGCACCTTTCGGGGTGCTGTGCTCCGCGTAGCGGGTGCAACCACATTAGACTGTCGCTTACTTGGTCTTTCCTCTAACTCTTCAGTTTCCCCAAATTCTTCAGGGAAGGTATTTCGCATACGAGCATTAATAGTCTCGTAGTAATCATCGCTAGTGGTGTCCACACCTTGCTTAACCAGCTTACTGTGTACACCCATAGCATAAGCTGTCATCTCATCATCAGAACCGAACCAAGAATTTTCACTTGCCCAATCGGACGCTTTGGTATCTGGTTGAATCAGAGCCTCTGGGGGTATTTGTACAGGAATCTCTGCTTGTTGTAAAGACTCTGGCTCAAAATCTCCTAGTTTATCTGACTTTATCTTAGCGGTCGTTAGTTTATCTTGCGCATCAAGTAGTTTATCTGCGTCCCCAGCTTCATACGCTCGTTTGTATGCCCGCTTTGCAGATAATACTTCTATCGCTGAATTCTTTTTAGCTTGTTCTAGTAAGGCTGCTTGATTCTTTTCTACGCTACCTTTTAGCTTGTTATTCTCATCAACAAGTGTCTTGGCAAACGCTTCCATTTCTTGACTTTGGCGCTGTGATTCTTCTTTAGCGCGTCTTTCATCGTGGTATCCCTTACTGAAGTGTTGAATACGCTTACGCACCTTATCTGAGTAGTCTTCTAACTCATCGTCGGTAAGGTCTTCTGGGGGCTTAGATGCTTTGCGGCCCCTATCAGCCTTCGGCGTGTCATCAACAACCTCAACTTCAATTTCTTTTCCTTCTTCCTGCTCAACTTCTCCCATTTTTAGGGCGCTAGAACTTTCTACCTCTATACCTTTATCCTCTTGTTCGTCAGGAAAGGTGTACTCTACTTTTTCAAATCCCATTATATACTCCTCACACTCGTGTAACGCCACGAGGATCGTTTACTACTGCTTCAATTGAATCATCGTTCATTAAACGATACTCAACACCACCTACTTTAAAACGCGTACCAGTATTGGCACGGAACATTACATAGTCCCCTGTCTTACACCAAGGGCCAGTAGTAAAACGCTCTTTATCAGAATACGCTTGTGCCCCCATATCGAGTACAACCCCGATAGTAGACATGATGTAGTCATTGTGCATTTCTTTACTAGACTTAATGATGCCACTTTCGCCATAGGTATCTTCTACTTCCGGCATGGCTACTAAGACACGGTATCCCACGGGGGTGGGTATTTGAAGGTCAAGCTCTTCGTCACTTTCAGCTTCTTTAGGTACTATCGTTAGATCAGTCATTATCATCGTCCATATAGTTACGCGAGAGGTCATTTACATGATTCAGACAGGAAGTGAGACCTCGTAGCATTCCTGTTACTTCTTTGTATTGAGAGAAGTCTTTAGCTCCCCCATTACCTAGAAATTCTGTTGCGGAGGACATATCATCCTCGATTTTCTTTTTAAGCACGTCAAAGACGGTTTTAGCCATGATTATTCCTTGTTACGTTTGTTTTCGACCTCGCTCTGAGTTTTCATTAAGTCTAGGTCGAGTTTAGTATTAGCTGTCCTTCTATCGGCAGCTAGTTTAGCTCCGGCTTTCTGAGCATCTATTTCCAACTCTTGTTTTTCGATTTCGAGTTGTTGCTGATCTATAGCCACATCAGCTTGGTCTTTCTGCGTTTTACGCTGTAACTCAGCCTGTTTGAGTTGCATATCGGCTTGGTCTTTCTGCGCTTTACGTTGTACATCCTGCTGCTTAACCTGTAGTTCTGCCTGTTGTAGCTGGAACACGGGGTCTTGCTGCTGTTGCTGCGCTTGTTTCTGCGCGGCTTCTTGTTTATGTTGGTCGGTTAGCTGCTTGCCACCTTCGGATATGAGGCGTGACAACTGAACTTCAATCTCTTCAGGTAGCTCCTCATTCGGTGGGGGTAGTGCAACGCCCAACTTCTCTTCCATCTGCCTGCGGTATCTAAACCCAAGGTGTTCAGCGATATGCGCGTTGAGTGCGGCCATTATTTGCTGTGCTTGTGGGTTCTGCCCGATAGTCTGTGCGATCATAGGGTCTTGCATAAACGACTGGTGAGCCGTTATGTGAGCTTCGTGGTCTTGAGTTATAAACGCTTTTATAGGGGTACCTGTTAGCGCGTTCATGTTCTCGCTTACGGGATCAGCAGGTCTAATGTCATCTTCCGTAGGGACTAACTTATCAGCGTTCTTAACGCCGAGCACTTCAATCATCTGACGATGTAATTGAGGGAGGTTGTATATCTGTGGAGCTTGTTGCGACATCTGCAACACGGCTTGGTACTGTACTACTCGTTGAGCCATTGTAGAGCTGTTAGGGTCGCTTACAGGGATTACATCGACCATAGCGTAGTCAGACTGACGTGCTGATACTTCGCCTCTATTAGGCTGGTAATCGTATTCTTCTGGAGCTTCCTCGGCCATTATAGCCTTGAGCATCTTAAACTCTAGCTTCATAGCGTAATGTACGCGTGCTTGTACTGCTGCCATTGGTTTGAGAGTACGTTCTAGCAGGGCTAGTGTAGTACCCACTGGGGCATTAGCGGACATGTCAGAGATGTTCATGTCACTGATAGCGCCTAAACGACGGCCTTCAGTAGTGATCTGGTTCAGCAACGCTAGTAGAGTCTGGCTAGGCTCTTTATAAGGAAGAGGCATGATGTTCTCGCGGATGCTACCTGATGGCACATCAACGTCTTTAAACTCCCCCGGCTCGATTGGGGTGTCATCGCCTTTAATACGTAATCCACGAGACTTTAAGCCCCCCGGAAGGTTAGATAGGGTACCAGCGTCCACCAGTTGCCGTATAATCGACGTTCCTGCTTTGGCGTACCCACCTACTATGTGAATCAATCCAAGACCGTAGAAGCCAAATCCGGGCACGTACACGTAATGTACAAAGTGCTGGCGCTTCATGGTGAGCATGTCTTCTTCGTCCCAATTACGACGAATGGCAAGTACTTCTCCTGTGCCGCGCTCGATTGTAACGATGTAAGGTTTTGCTAGTCCATCTTCGTCATCTATACCTTCTATAACAAGCTCTGCGTGAATCTCGTACACGGTATACCGATCATCGTCGGTGATGTCATAACCACCTTCTTCGGCTTTTTTCTCTTCTATGTCTGTGTGGAACGGCTCTGGATCACCCAGCTCTACGCCCGCATAAAAACCACTAACTTGCAGCCGCATCATTTCATTCTTGGTCTTACGCATTACATGAGTAACACGCTCCGCTGACTCAATGTTAGACGCGCCGTAGGGCACGATAACGTCTTCTGCGGGGATATAAATAGCTACCTGTCTACCTATACTAGAATCAAAGTAAACCTTCTTAAACGCCGATCCTGCGAGTCCTAGGCTATATAGCATACGCTCATGTTCAGGGCGGTACTCAACCATGTTCTCGGTAAGCTCGTAGTTCATGTCCGCTTTTACGCGTTCAGCAGCTTCTAGCTTCTCTTTAGTCTCTTTACCTAAAACCTTAACTCTTACGGGGCCAGCGGCAGGGAAAGTCTCACTCATGGTCTCTGCTTGGAAACGAATAGCCGCTTCAGCAAGAACTGTAGAGTTTACGCCGCAAGCGCCTTGCCAAGGAGTAGTACGCTCTTCGTACTTGAACCCTAGAATATCAAGCCCTTTAACGTATGTTTCAGCCCAGTCTTTACGGCTATCTACGTCAGCGTCTACCATACCTATTAGGTCACCTGATAACTCGTTTAGGTAACTTTCATCTAGTGCGTCTACCAAGTTGGTGTCAAACGACATAAAGTCATCTACTTCAACGCCCGGGATAATAGTGATCTCTACACTACCATCGTCCAGAGTAACCATCTCAGGGTCAACTATCTCTATCTCAAGCTCGTTTCCCCCCTCAAGTTCCTCTACTTCTACGTCTTCGATGCCTTCAGGAGCGGCGTATAAACCTTTCTCAATTGCCATTTTGTAACCTCTTAATAAAACCCGCTACCGCGATGTTTAAAATATTTGATCTCTTCTGGCTCATCAGTAGGTAATCGTATAAACCCACCCTGCCTGAACCGCATAAGTGCCATAACTGTAGAATCCACCAGATCGTCATTACTCATAAACGGGAATCCAGCGATCTCTTCTACTACTTCTTCTGCCCATCTAGTCTGCGGAACCCAACATAGTCCAGATTGCACAATATCAGATACAGAGTTTAATCGCGCTAGTTTATCACCAGAACCCCTATGAGGGGTATATTCTTGTACAAGTAGACCCATACGCCGCATTTCTTGATATAACGCGACTCCTGAACTCTTTTTCTCTACGATAAACGCGTCTGGCTCCCATTCTGTGTACTGATCCATAGCTAATTCTTTCAGTTCATGGAACTCCATGCGCTCTTTTATACTATTAAGCAATATTATATTATACGCTGAAGTCTCCTCATTAAGAAACACCCCCCACGTAGTCAGTGCCGTGTAATCCGCACGGTTGTGTTTCTCTGCCGCCGAGTCCAACGACATGATTATGTACTCGCAACTGGGCGGGCGTTCCTTCTCCCACTCGTTCCACCACTCTCTTTTAACTAATGCGGCTTCTTCTGCGGTAGGTTGTTGCTGATACTGCGCATTCCACTGGAACACAGGCATAGATGCTTTGGTACGGAGTAACGCCTCAAGGTCAAAAAACTCAGGCCATAAGGGTTTTTGTATGGGTTTACCTGTATCTTTGTCGTCTACATCTAATATAGCGGGGAACTCTATGACCTCATACTGGTCAGCTCGCTCGTTCTGGGCCATATCCTTGACCACGCGCCCTGTCAGGTCGTCCATATGCCATCTAGTCTGGATGATAGCTACACTACCCCCCGGCATTAGACGAGTACGAGCACCGAACGTAAACCACTCGTATGCCTTCTCAAAGACAACAAAGTTGCCGTTAATCACGTCTTGCTCAGAGTGTGGGTCATCTACCAGCAGTAAATGGGCACCACGACCAGCCAATGCAGAGCCAACACCGCAGGCGTAGTACTCCCCACCTACACTCGTACTCCAGCGACCGGCTGATTTAGAGTCACTGGCTAACCTTACGGTAGGAAATATATCTGTATAGCCTTCACTGGAGATTAAGTTACGCACTTTACGTCCAAAATCCACCGCTAGGTCGGTTGTGTGCGACACCATCATCACTTTCTTGTCTGGATTACGCCCCAAATACCACGCTGGGAAGAAAATAGACACTAATTGGGACTTTCCGTGGCGCGGAGGGATATTTACGCACGCTCTATCCTTATCCCCACTCTCAATAGCCATTAATAGGTCGGCTAGAATCCTATGATGCTTACCAACAATGAAGTCAGGCATCATAAGTTTACAAAATTCAATTA